CAGGAGGAAAGAATGAGTACTGTAGACCAAAGGTGAAGGTTTCTTCAAAAACTCCTAAAACAATTTCTGAGATAGGTATATCTAAGTTAATTGCTAAGAAGGCAGAGAAGTCTAGAGTTGGTATGGGCAGAAAAGTTTCAAAGGTATGATAAATATAGTTGATAATTTCTTAGATGATTTAACGTATATATCAACTTACAATAAGTTATTAGAGAATGATTTTGAGGAGGTAGTTGTTGGAGACAAAAGTTTTTGGGTACAGTTTAGCACTCCAGAGTTTGACAAGACTGTCCTTGACAAAGTTAGTTCAATAGAGGGTTTAAGCAGGGAGTCTGTGCTCAGTTTTTTTAGAGTGGCTACAGATGAGTTAGACACAGACTGGAGAATACACGCTGACTCTATAATAAATGGTGAGAGACCAACCAGGGCACTTGTATTAAATATTTCACCTAGTAAAATGAGTGGACTACATGGTACCGCATTTTGGAGCCACAGAGACCTTGGTGATAGCCTACACGATGGGGTATCGTTTGAAGATTTTGACGGAATGCTTTTAAATGACTCAAATGATTTGTCAAGGTGGGACTTGCAGTCTGTAGTTGGATATAAGATTAACAGGGCTGTGTGTTACCCATGCAATTACTTCCACAGCAAGTATCCGAATGTCGGATGGGAAGATGGAAGAATGGTTTATGTAATGTTTTATAAATAAATAATATATGTTAATACTAAAAAACAAGGGACTTGGTGACACGATTGCATCAATAACAAAGGCAACGGGAATAGACAAACTAGTCGGTGAGGACTGTGGTTGTAAGCAGCGACAGCAGAAATTAAATAATCCAGATTTACTAATAAACAAAATATTTTATGGCACAAAGCAAGACATCGAAGTACTACGAGAAGAACCCGAAGGCAGCGGAGAAGCATAGGGAGTACCAGAGAGAACTAAACAAGAAGGAAGAGCAGATTAAGTACCGATCAGAACACGTGAAGGAACGTAGGAAGCTTGGCATTGACGGCAAGGGCGGTCTTGATGTAAGTAAGAAAAAAAATGGTACCTTTGTGAAGGAAAGCCCATCGAAAAACAGAGCTCGAAATGGGGCAAATGGAAAAAGTACTAAAAAATAAATAGACATGGCAAATTTAAAATTACAAACTAGTGTAGCAGCGGCTGTTACACCAAGCAATACGGTAAACATACCATACCCTGGAGACAATACTGCATCACCAAATACATCAGCGTGGCCTTGTGTCCTTTATGTAGGGGGGGCTGGAAATTTAAGGGTTCTTACTGCTGGCGGAAACGATGTTACATTGGTTGGAGTTGCTGCTGGAACATTTATTCCTATTCAGGTTGTTAGAGTTTACAGCACAAATACAACAGCTACAAGTATTTTAGCTCTTTGGTAGGCCATGCAAATAAGTATAGGCATATCTGTAAAAGGGGCAGGAGTATCAGGTCCTCCTCCTGTTCTATTCACTACTGAATGGACTACAACAGTTAATGCTGAACAAATTAATTTACCTTATATAGCAGGAGGAACTTATACAGGAACTATTGATTGGGGAGATGGTAATACAGATGTCAATAATGGCACTATAACACAACATACTTACGCAACAGCAGGAACTTATACGGTTATAATAGATGGAGATTGCATAGGTTGGGATGTTTTAAATACATTAGGTGGCACAGCAAATTGGACTTCAGTAGTAAATTGGGGACAGCTTCAGTTAGGTTCTGATGACGCAGGTTATAATTTTTATGGTTGCCCTAACTTAGATTTATCTTCAGTTTCAGATACTTTAGATTTAACAGGGGTAACTAATTTAGCAGGGTTGTTTTATGACTGTACTTCTTTAACTACAATTAATAATATAAATTCTTGGGACACTTCAGCAATTACAAGTATGTCTGAGATGTTTTCAGGATGCACAGCATTTAATCAAGCGTTATCATTTAATACTTCAGCAGTTACAACTATGGGTACTATGTTTTATAATTGCACTTCATTTAATCAAGCATTAAGTTTTGACACTTCAGCAGTTACGAATATGGGTGAGATGTTTAATGGTTGCACTGCATTTAATCAGCCTTTGAGTTTTGACACTTCAGCTGTTGAAGCTATGAATAGAATGTTTAGAGATGCTACAGCATTTAATCAAAATATAAGTTCTTGGAATACAGGAGCAGTTACAGATATGGAAGGAATGTTTAGAGATGCACCTGCATTTAATCAAAACATAGGGACTTGGGATGTAGCAAATGTTCAAACCTTTTCAGGGTTTATGTTAGGCAAAACACCTGCAACTTTCTCTACAACTAATCTTAACGCAATCTATAATGGGTGGAGTACACAAGCAGTACAGCCAAGTTTAAGTATAGATTTTGGCACTGCTAAATATACATCAGCTGCTACAGCAGGTAGGTTAATTTTAACAGGTACAGCATTATGGACCATAACTGACGGGGGTATATAACATGAAATACTTAATTATATTACTTTTATTATTGTCGTCATGCTCTTTGGAAAAAAGATTGGCGAAATATTGCCCGTTGTGTGTACAAAAAGATAGTACAGTAACTATAATCCAGCTTAAAGACACAACCATAACAATTCCTGGTGAAACAATAACGCTAATAGATACACTTTATTGTGACTCATTAGGTAATGTTATATCTAAATTAAAAGAGGAACTAAGAGATAAAGATGGTAACTTGGTAAGCGTACAAACTAAGATTAAAGATAATGTGTACTACACAAAAGCTAAGGTACACACAATATATAAAACAATTAAGGGTAATGATGTCTATCATACCAGAGTTGTCACCAAAACTTTAAAACCAGAGAAGATTAAATATATTCCGTGGTGGGTAAATTTCTTCGCTGTACTAGGGGTAATACTATTTATAATACTACTTATATACTTTGGTTATAAGCTGATTAAACTTTATTTATTATGAAAACACAATTATCTTTATTGATACTATCTATACAATCAAAAATTTTGACACTTATATCTATATGCCTTGCATTCTTTTTACCAATATCAGGGATACTTCTGATGATTGGAGTACTTATTGTTATAGATACTGTTGCAGGAATCTGGAAGGCTAAGAAGGTAGGAGAGAAGATTACATCTAGAAGACTATCTGCTATTATAAGTAAGTTGGCACTATATGAGGTGACCGTTATAATGTTTTTTTTAATAGATGTATTCATTCTAAATGATATCATACTTACTTTTTTCAGTGTACCATTTATGCTCACAAAGGTAGTGGCACTAGTGCTAGCCAGCATCGAGGTGATGTCGATCAATGAGTCATGGAAGCGAGTTAAGAACATCGATTTATGGACCAGTCTTAAGAACCTACTATCTAGAAGTGCTGAGATAAACGATGACATTAAAAAAATAAAGAAATGACATACACTAGAGAACAAATTGAAAAAGCTGTAAAGGCTAAAGGATATGTATACTTTGCAGGTCCTAAAGACTATGATGTGAATATTGTAGGAGTAAGGAACTCAGCACCAGGTCAAAAGGTTACAAATATCTTTGATGACAAAATAACTATCTCTTATAGAGTAGATGGTAAATGGCACTATCATGATTGGGATGCTACTACTGAGCCTGGCAAGAAGGGAGTTATTCAATTCCATAATTCTAAAGGTGTTGCGAGATTAGTTCCAGGACAATATAGAGGAGCTTATGCTGTATCTATGCATCTGGGTAAATATCAGGCAGTATGTCAAAGACTAGCAGATGTGACTGTATGGAGAGATGGTAATAAAGACATGACATTTGATGAGACAAAGACTGATACTGGAATGTTTGGAATTAACATACACAAGGCAGGAACTGTTTCAAACTTTGTAGAAAACTGGTCAGAAGGATGCCAGGTCTTTAAAAAAACTAAGGACTTTAATGAGTTTATGGTAATAGCGAATAGAGCAAAAGCAATACACGGCAATCACTTTACATATACATTGATTGAATCAAATGACATTTAAAAAAAATATGTAAATTTGTAATAATGAAAAAGCAATTAGAGTCTAGCAAAAGAATAGTTCGATTTATCAGTCGTCCTGGAGTTCATGCTAAGAGCAAGACATCACAATTAAAGACATCAAAGAATTATAAAAAAAAATATAAAGGACAAGGGAAATGAAAATAAATAGCTATAACAATTCAACGCCAACAACAAGTACTACATTAATTGGATCAGACAGTACGGGAGAGACATTTAATTTTACTGTTCAATCAGTCTTTGACTTAATATACAGTGGTGTATTAAATGTTAATGCTTCTGTTGTTGCAACAAATGCACTAACATCTGCCACAATTACTAGCACAAACACATACTTTACTGGTACGACTGGAGCTAGTTTTGCAATAACTTTTCCAGCTGCAAATTCCAACTTAAATGGAATAAAGTACACAGTAATGTCCACGGCAGAAAGACTTGTAACAACATTTATATCTAGTGGTGCTACATTTGTTGGTGTACCTAGTTCATTGAGTCCATCAGGTGTTGTTACTCCA